CCCCACCACCCCCGCCCAAACGATCAGTGATACGACCGCCGTACATCGTTCCATCCGGGCAACGCCAACCGCCGCCGGGCCCGATGCCCGGATCAAAAATCGCACGATTCTTTTTCACCTGAATGTTCAGGGTCGAAAGTTTTTGTTGCGTGTGATGATGGTTCGCTTTATAGACAAGGATCGCTTGACGTTGCTCTGGGGAGAACGACGACAAAGGCTGCGAACGAACATTGCGGGGAGCCGAATGCTCACTCTTTTCCCTCAAACTCTTAGCGACAAATCTGACGCCCATGGTCGCATGACGTTCCCCGTCCTGAACCAACTCAACCTTTTCGATTTGCTGAATGTCAGTTGTAACGCTCATGCCAAACCTAGGATTTGAAGAATCGCATCACGCGAAGAAGAGAGATTTTCAAGACGTGTTTCAAACAACTCTTGAACGATCGAAAGATGATTTTCTTCCGCTTCACTAATAGTACCGTCAGCAGACAACTTGGCACGGTAATCATCCCAAGAAAAAGCCTGAGCACGCTCAATCAAAGAATCCAAAATTTCAACAGCGATCTGCTTCTCTTCATCAGACGCCTCACCGAACGTCTTACCGTAAGCCTGCGTCGTGTCAGAGAAGAAGTCGTCAGGACCGATATTGCGACGCTCAGCCAACTCGTCCTCATCCAAACCGATCAAAGCGGCGGGAGGGCCAACAGTGACAACAGCCTCAGACTCGTCACCGACACGGACACCAAGAATTGAAGCAGAAGTACGGCCACGAGTATCGGTCAGCCAGTCTGCAACCTGCGTAGCCATAATCGCAGCGTCAGGAAGATCAGCAACGGAAAGATCATCATCCACCTCAGCGCCCTCAACAACCCCATCAGGTGACCGGAAAACAAACGGGCGATCTTCCCCGTCACCAGCAAACTTCACCGCAGGAGCCTGAACCCCAAGTTCACGCAAAACATCAGAAGTCAAATGAGCCGAAATATGCTCAAAGTCTGCGTTCTCCTGCTTCAACAGAATCTTGCGGCCATCCTCCGCCTCAAACAACGTGAAACCGTTGCCAAGATCATCAGACTTGTATCGTTCAGATTTCTCCAAAGCCTCCATCACAACAGAAGGCTCAAGATCGGCAATCAAACCACCCTCATTCAAGTGATCAACTGCCGCATCAACCGAACCAATCTTTTCCTCAACTGAAGGAGCAACACGCTGAGCCTCACCGGAATCGTCAACCTGTTCCGTGTCCGCCTCAGCGACCATCTCCTCCATGCGCTCCTCAGGCGCATCAACAAACGCTTCGACAACCCATTTCGCCTTCCCCTTACCCTCACCAGAAGAAACCTCAGACTCCGGGTCCTTCACATCACCAAAATCTTGCGAGAACTCAAACGCACCATCAGACTTCTCGGCAATGAACTTCAGTCGTGCGGCAGGATCATCATCGACAGACATTTCTGCCGCCGTGTTCACATCCTTGCCAAGTTGCCGACGTTCCCCCGTCGACAAATCCCGGGTCCGATCCAAACGCAACTGAACACCATTCGGAGTCACATACACCAACGACGTGACACCAGTATTCGACAAGAAACCAAGTTCCTCGCCACCAATCGCATCCGCATCACGAACCGACTGCACAAACGCAGCACCCTCCATGTTCCGGTTATCAGGAACGCCACGCAACTCGGCGCTAGAAACAACCGGCACCATCAAATACCCATCACGGCGAACCAGAACTGAAGAAGCACCATCCTGATTCTGGACAGCCTCAACAGCCTGCTTCACACCAGTCGAACGAGACTTATCGTCACCATCACCGACACGAGGAACATTCGCCGCACGACGAACCATCAACTCAACATTCGGGGTAGGAGCATCAGACTCAATCGGCTTCGCCCGACCTCCGCGTGCCTCAACATCAACCGTGGTATCAACACGAGAGGAACGGGTACGGAACACAGCCTGACCCAAAGTTTCCCGCAAAGACGGAATATCAAACAACTGCTTGCCGCAAGTCGTGAAATTCGAATCAGTAAAACGCCCACCGAACTGAAAACCCTCAGGACACCGATAGCCGCGCTCCGGCTTGCCCGGAACACCACCACGACCAGAACCACCACCCGGAGTCAAAGCCCGAGCAATACCAGAACGCACAGGGCTACGAACAGGACTGATATTTCCCGGAAGAATCGTGGATCCAACAGCCTGCGCAGCCTGACCCGCACGCCCAGAAGAACCAACAACACCAACAACCTTCGAAGAACGATTCTTCAACACACCGGAGCGATACAACATCCCCTTGTACTGAAGCATCTGCTTCGTGCCATCAAGCGGAGAATAAAAAACATCCGTAGGGGCATCAACAACGTCACGAACATGACGTGTCCGTTTCCCGAACGCCCCCACGCTCATCTCAACACCCGCAACCGCAGTCCTTGGAATCACCCATCAGATCGTGAGCAACCCAGTTCCCCTCTTCATCCTGACCCTCGTGAACCCAGTTCTTGTCGTCGCGAAGATACGACATGAACTTGCCTTCCATCTCGGCAAATTCAGACAGAACATCCATCGCATACTTGAAGTCACCCTCAGTCACGACATAGTTCTCGTACTCGTCCATACCCTCAGCGGACTTCTTGCCACGTCGGAATCGGCGGGCCAGACGACGCTCCCATTCCTTGTCGGTCCATAGCGAACCGCCACGACCCTTGCGGATCTTCCCACGACAATTCTTCATGCCCGGATGGTGACAACCCTCGTTCGGCCACAGACCGGTTGTCTCGTGATGAAGCCATGCGCAGATTCGCTCCAACGGATACAACTCTGGATGATTCGCAAGAATGCGACGGCAACGACGAAACCCGCCCGGCTTACGCATGATCGGACGCCAGTAGCGAAGCAGGCGCTCAAGGTTGCCTCGGCGAGGGCCGTAACCACGAAGAATGTCACCCGAAATGCGCTCCTGTGGCAAGTCAAGAACGGACTGCAAAGCAGGAGGTGTTGGTGCCTTCACATCTTGGTCTTCAAAATCACTCACTGGTTGCCTCCCCGTCGCACCCGCAGTCATCTTGAGAAAGTGCGGCAAGCCTTGCGTACAAGGCTTCACGAGAAGCCGCAAATTTCTCACGAATCAAACGAACGCGCTCATCCTCATCGTTCAAGACGACACGCTTAACGTTCCCACCGACCCGGGTTTTGTAACTGACATGCTCAACAACATGAACAGGTACACCGAACCGATGCCTTCGAACAGACTTCTTGCTGACAGCGGCACCACGGAGAACCTTCGAACGATCAAAAGCAAGTTTGATACGCAGGGACGCCGTTAGATCATCCACGTCAACAATTCTTTCTGGTTTGGCGCCCGAAGGCGCAATCTCAGATGTAGTCCTTGAAGTCTTCTTCAGCGGCCATCATCTGGAACTCAAGGAGGTCCTTCATCAGGCGAGCCTGATCTCCATCCTTGCCTTCCTCATCGGCGGCCTCTTCCTGAACCTTCTTCGGAACCCAGTTCTCAGGGATTAGTTCCTCAAGGCCAAGATCCATGGCACGCTTGATGATGTGGGCCTTCGTCGCATCCTTGTCCTTGGCGCGACCGTAAGCCTGAATGGCGTTGCGAAGATCGGCCTCGTCCTTGATCGGATACGAGCCGTCCTCCATCGCCATGCCTTCCTTAGCCATCTCTTCACGGGTATCGTCAGAGTAGGCGCGCTTCAGAGCAAGTTCAGCAGCCTCAGCCTCAATGTCTTCGGCTTCAGTGGCGTCATACTCGTCGTAACCGAGAACGCTTCCGTCAAGAGCGACGTACACGTCGTACGACTTGCCGTTCACCGCGTCGATCTCAAAGACGTACGAGTCGTAGCCTTCGAAGATGTCGGTGTCAGCCTGAACAACCTCACCCTTGGTGTCGATCTCTGATTCGATGACACCCATGGCAACATCCTGAGCGGCCTTGATGTCGATGAAGTTCGGCTGCATTTCGCCGTCCTCAAGCGACTTGCCACTGATGCTGTTCTCAAGATCCTTCATGTTGAGACGATGGAAGTTCAGCATCTCGCCGGTTGAACCGTCAGCGATGATTTCGAAAGCGTTGCCGTCCTTGCCGAGAATGTCGACAATGAACAGGTCGCCGTACTCGCCGTCACCGGTGTAACCGGAAGCAAGAACCTTGCCGCCGAACATGCTGAGCGCCATGCCTTCAACATCGGCGATGCCGGGCATGTTGTCCTCGGCGGCGCAGCCACCCGGACAGTTGGCGCAAACTTCACGCGAGTTCGGATACGCCTTGCGGTCGAACTGGCAAAGATAGGCATCGTCCATGTCTTCGATCTCATCGCTCTTCTCGCCGAGGGCGGAAGTGAGAGCAAGACGGCGCGCCTCAGCGCTGGGCTTGAGCATGAAGCCTTCTGACTTCTCCTCAACCTCTTCGTCCTCGGCGGGAGTCTCTTCGGCGGGAGTCTCTTCGGCGGGAGTCTCGTCGGCGGGAGCGTCTTCGGCAGGAGCGTCCTCGGCCTCGTCCTCGGCCTTGACCTCAACCTCGGCGTCATCGGACTTAGCGCCAATGAACTCGCGGCGCTTCTCGTCGTCCTCTTCCATGCGCTCCTCAAGAACGTCATTCATCTCGTCGGAGTACGCCTCATTCGGCTTCTCCAATGGCTCGCCGGAAGCCTTCGCCTCAACAGCCATCGCGCCACAAGCGCCGCAAACCTTGCCGCCCTTGTAACCGCACTCCTTGGCCTCAAGACCCTTGGCGCAAGCGACAACATCGCCATCAGCGCTCACCTTGACGATGGCCTTCTCTTCCTGCTGATCCATTTCTTCGTTCTCCTTGTACTGCATGGCTCGTGACAAGCAGCCCTTTGGATTGGAGCACCCTTCACATGGAGTCATGAGTTTCTGCCCAGAAACCATGCACAGGTACTTATTGCCGATTTTTTCTAACGCTTTTTCATCGCTCATTGGGTTAGTCCAGTTTATCTAAGATGTAGACATCGTGGGGTAAGCATTTGCCTGCCCTTACTTTGTCTGCAACGTCGACTTGTAAGACACTAGTGCGTTACCTAGCGCCTCATTGAACATTCCAAAATCACCGTCAATTGACTTGATGATGATTCCGTCCTCAACCACCTCGGTGTCAGCACCGTAGTAGTCAAGAACTGGGTCAATGAATGACTTCAGTCCGAAAAGTTCTTCGGTTTCTGCCGGAATTCCAACAGGCCCATCCTTGAGTTCAATCTCGGTGCGCCCACCAGCAGCGATTACATCTTGAAGAAGATCCATCGCCTGTTGCAACTTCTCAAGGTTGCTGGCGCTGATAACGCGACCAGCCTTCACCTCGGTGTCAAAGGCGTCGCTCTTCATCATCTCACGGAGACGAGAAAGAACGTCGAATCTGCGACCGCTGCCACAGCCACCCTTGCCGCCACATCCGCAGCCGCAATCCTTCTCCTCTTCGGGCTTGCTGTAACCTTCGCCGCCCTCGGAACCGTCCTCGGCGTACTCGCCTTCCTCGTCACCGTCTTCGATCACGGTGTAGAAGGTGCGGACGCGAACCTCTTCGGGCTCGCCGAACATGAACTCGCCATCGACGTAACGGAACATGACTCGCATCGTCATGGGTTTGCCATCGTGCATGTGGTCAAACACGACACGGCCCCCGCGAATCTCACGAACCTTGGCAGGTCCGCCGAAACGGCGGGCGAGAGCCTGAGTCAGACCCATAACCATTCCGCCGTATTGCTTCTCGTCAATTTCGGCGAAATCGTCGTCTAGGTCAAAATCGGCTGACTTCTTGCGACGCTCATCAACCTTTGCCATCGCTTCGCGAACCACGTTCTTCATGTGGTCCTCGCCCCGGCTCCCAACCGCAAGCCATTTGATTTGCGCGATTACGCCGGGGAGGCGAAAGTCGTCCGCGTGCCGGGCCACCCACGCCTCGCGCAATTCTAAGGCGTTGATCTGATCCGGGGTTGTCGCCCTGCCACCCTCGTCGGCGATTTTGGTGAGGATGCTGTACTGGGCGTTGCCCTTGATGTTCCCGCCTTTTGCCCAAATCTCTGGATAGTCCTCTTTGATCCGTGCGGCAAATTCCCTGTCGAACATCTTCCACTTGCTTTTGCCGAAAGATGTTACTTCGTCGTCCTGTTTATCGGCCTTGATCGAAATGGTACCAGTTAGTTGATTAGCCCCATGCAGAACAGGCGAAACTTCATAAAGTTCAACTTCTCGTAACAAATTAGCCTGACGCTGATTATCATAAATAGCGTCAAGAGTCTTGTAACCGATCGACCACTCCTGCTCTTCACCATAGAAAGAGACATTCGTGAACGCTTCGCGACCCTTCTCGGACTTCAGGTTGAACTGAACGCGGGCATACAGACCGCCAATCCCAGCAGACTTCATCTTGGCTGGAAGGCGTGGATCGCTTGCCGGAACTTCGTAAATGTCCAGAACCTTGCCGATGGGGTGATTCCAGTCGTGACCCCAGACAACGCGAGGCTTGCGGCGCTTCAGGCTTTCTGTAAAAGCACCCGGAAGTACGATGTCGCCAACGCTGTCCTTGTTGCCAACGCCGGAAACGAAGCATTCAACAATGCCCTGCGCCTCATCAACGTTGATCTGGCCGGTGATGGCCTTGAACTCCGTTGCGTGGTCAATCGTGTTCGCCGAATGAATGGCGTAATCAACAGGCATTGTTCACCTCTCTAGAAGACGTGAACTAGATGATAGCCGTGAAGTGCCACCCCTCAGGGTAACAGCATTTTCAGTAAAACTTTACTTTACAGAAATTATCGCCGGAAAGACAGACGGCAACGACAATTGATCGTCAAATGCGGAGGAGCCAAAGGATCACCCGGGAACCTCAACATTGAGTCACCCGCCACGAAACCATCATCAATTGCGACACTCTTACCGTCAAGAACACGGTGAGCGTCACGAACACTGGAATCCTTACGTGTCCGCCAAATCTTCCTCGGAGATCCGACCTGACGAGAACCAAGATAAATACCCGCGTTCATCGCAGTCTGAGACTCATGCTCCGCAATTACACGGCGCCTCTTACCAATCAAATTCGCAAAAATGGCAGCCAAAGCAGCACGCAACAAACTGTTACGAGAATCCTCGTCCTCGTCCCCCAATGCCATCGCCACAAGAAGAGCCGCAGCAACTTCATCCTTCGTGGTCTGGTTCACCTTTTGCGTGCGGGCAACCTGAGCATCAAGATATTCCTTCAACTCCTCAGCATCAGGCTCAGAGTCCATCTTGGCTTCAAGGCCAACCGACTCGGCAGCCTCATTAACGATCGCAGAAAAAATAGGACGGAAATCTTCCTCAATCTGACGATCCCAAGCATCCGAGTCGAAAATTGCTTCAACCTCAAGGGTGCCTTCACGGATCGCCTTGCGCGACTTCGCACCCAAAGCCTTCTCAATGATCACCCGTTGCTGGCGCTCAAAAAAACGCTCCAAGGTGCGGTCAAGGATCTCCGCCCAACGATCAGATGTCTTTTCGGCTTTTAAATCCCACTCCGTGACAGCCTGATTCTCAGACTTGGTTTCGATGTCATCCAAAGAGTAGGACAACTGGCCCTCGGGCACCGGCTCAATCATCGATTCTGGGGCGCCGCCATCAGCGGCAGCAGGAGCAGCCGGAGCACCCGGAACCTGCTCACCGCCAGCAGGCGGAGCCGCCTCCATTCCCGGAGCAGCAAGTTCACCAGCAGCGCCACCCGGAGCAGGAACGCCGCCAGCCTCCGCGATCGGAGTCTGTTCTTCCACACTAAACGGCTTCTCCGTGTTCGCAATCGGAACAAGATTCGGGTTCCAAAGCAACTGATCGGCGATCTCCGACTCAACCTTCTCACGGCCAGTCTTGTCGCGGTACTCATTAACGCTGATCAAACCCTGCTGCAACTCGTCCATCAGGTAACGCTGGCGTTCCTGCTTGGAAATAATCAGGATAGGAACCGAGGTCGTGTCGAAATCGATGTAGTACTTCGGATCAAGGTCATCCAAGGCTCGGGCGATCGGCTCCAAGTGGGGGAGCATCGTCTCCATCCAGAAGACACGTAGTTCCTCGGCGGCGTTAGAGAACGTCCGACCTGAAGCGTTTCCGATGACCGACTCCGGAACACCAAAAGCGGCAAGGATTTCTTCCTTGGTCAACTGCCTCATCTGCACGTAGGCAGCATCACGAGGGTTGGATGCGGTGTCTACAAAGTCGGCACCATCGTCCGAAGAGATAACCCCAACAGAGCCAGCCCTGTTCAGATTTCCACGGAACCTGCTTCGCAACTCGTCCTTATCTTCCTCATCGATCTCGCCTCGGATAACCAGAAGACCGCCCGGACGACCGTCGTTGAGCAAGAAGTTGCGGTTGTAGATGCGGGCAAGGTTCTCAATTTCGATTGCGATACCAGCCGACTCCATCGGAGTGAGCGACAAGTACGGGTCAAGGGGGTGTGGGCGCCGCAACCAGATGACACGCTCCGGCGGAAGAACAACTTTCTGCCCTTGAGCAAGATCTACTTGGAAACCTGCAACAAACTTGCGTGGATCAGGAATAGGGGAGGTGTGCTGCGGTGGGAGCAGGTTCAGCGCAATCACATCACCGTTGCGTCCCATTACCTTCTCAATAAAAACTCCACGAGTGGACATCAACATCTGGCTTGACATCCGGTAACGGAAAATGAACGAGTTCTCGCCCTCGTTAGCACGCGAGTTCAAGATGTCAAGAAGTTTGTTGCTGCGGTCAACAATCTGACCGTTTGGATTGTTGTCCTTGCGGAGCACCATCGGAAGGCGCGCTTGGTTACCGGCAATCGCATCAATGCACCGGTTCACCCAAACAACTTTCTGCATACCTTCCCGGTACGCACGTTCAATGTCCCAAGAATCACGATACGGACGGCCAGCAAGACCGGTGTTTACTGATACCGGCGCTCCCGGACCAAGGGATGCTGCTTTGATGCTGTTGGACCGCGCATCCTTAGTCTCTCGCGAATTCCATGCCATGTTTAGTCAGATCCCAAGAGATAGCCGAAAACCCCACAGGCGACGCCTGCGGTGATAAAACCTGCTGCGGGCAACAGCAAAGCCGCACCCACTGATGTCAATAGTATAAATGACAACATGAGTAAATTGGCGGTGATGCCACGCCATCTCATACTTTTTAACTTGTCGCGGAGTCGACGCACGTCCACCTCGTCTTTCAGAACCTATACTAACCTAAGTATCGGTTGCTCGGAGAGAAAATGTCTGACTGGAACAAAGTACTCAAATATTTGGAGCCGAAGCCACCACCTTACTGCCCCGAAGAGCCATCCATCACACAAAAAGTGTTTCTTCGAACCTACGCCCTAGAAGCACTCTTCGGCGGGTCGGCAGGCGGAGGCAAATCCAGCGCCCTGCTGATGGCAGCACTCCAATACGTGGACACCCCCGGATACAGCGCAATCCTCTTCAGGCGCACCTACGCTGACCTCGCCCTCCCCGGCGCGATCATGGACCGCTTCCAAACGTGGATCGCTCCAGAAGATGACATCCGATGGAACGCCAACAACTACACGGCGATTTTCCCGTCAGGGGCACGCATCTCGTTCGGATACCTCAACAACTCGCAGGACTATCTACGTTACAAGGGTGCCGAGTTCCAGTTCATTGGAATGGATGAGGTCACCGAAATCCGAGAGTCCGACTATCGCTACCTGTTCTCTCGCCTGCGCCGCCCGGCATCAGGTCCACTGGCGCAAGTTCCGCTAAGAATGAGAGCCGCATCAAACCCAGCACCCAACTGGGTTCGGCAAAGATTCATTGTGGAGGGCCAGCAGGAGGGACGGATCTTTGTTCCATCCAAGTTGACGGACAACCCCGGCATCGACGCTGCCTCATACCGCCAGTCACTCCAAGCGCTAGATCCCGTTGAACGGCGACGGCTAGAAGAAGGTGACTGGTGGTCAACAACTCTCGGTTCGCTTTTTGACAGAGAATCGTTTGTGCTCATCGATCCACACGATGTTCCGGAAGTCAGTTCGATGGCGCGTGCCATCAGGTTTTGGGACTTGGCAGCAACCGAACCCTCACAGTCCAATCCCGATCCTGACTGGACAGTTGGCACACTGATGCTGTTCGACCAAGGTGTCGCCTACGTGCTTGACGTGAAGAAGGCTCGTGTCCGTGGCGAAAAGGTGGAGCAGATGATTGCTCAAACCGCCTACGAGGACGGCCATCAGGTCGCCATCCGAATGGAGCAGGAACCGGGCTCATCCGGCAAAGCATTGGTCGATCAGTACGCACGTTACGTTCTTCCCGGCTACGACTTTGCTGGGATCAGAGCAACCGGAGACAAACTGACTCGGGCGCGTCCGTTCGCTGCTGCTGTCGCCAACGGTAACGTTCGCGTGGTGAGGGCGCCTTGGCTGACCGATTGGTTGGACGAGTTCGCTTCGTTCCCCGAATCAGCGAACCATGACGACCAAGTGGACTCCTGTGTGGGTGCGTTCACACATTTAACGGGATTGGGGTTGCCTCAGCGCAAGCGGGCGTCTATTATCGTCTGACGTACAGACACCACCTACTGAACAGGAAAAGTACATATGTCTACACCCCGGCCTGAATGGTTGGAGGATCACAAGAAGCGGATCCACGAGTTGTACGAGCATGTTGTGTCATGCGCTCAGGAAGAGTTGGCGCTGGAAGATGCGTGCAACATCCTCGTTGATCTGAGCAACATGAAAACCAGCATGGCGTTGATCTACGACGAAATGTTGAAGAAGGTCAGCGACCTGATGGAAGAGGAACCTCTGATTCAGGTTGAGTCCGGCCACAGCATTGAGAAGAAGTGGTCGAAGGATCGGCGCGGATGGCGCCACAAGGAACTCGCAGAGGTGGTTGCTTCCCGTGTCACCCAGATGTCTATCGACATGGATACCGGCGAGCGTCTAATGTCGCACGAAGAGATCGCGCGAAGGATGCTGGATTTCGTCCAGCCTTCTTATTGGAGGGTTTCGGCCCTTGAAGAGATCGGAGTT